GGCCGCCGCCGTCGGGGGCATCGGTCAGGCGCTCGGTGGCGTAGATTTTGAGGTCTTGGCGGGTGAGGAGGGTTTTGCGTTGGGTCATGATTTGTTACCGGGTTGCATTAGATGGTCATCAGGTGGATGGTCGGTGCCTCGTACTGCGCCGTGCCGTCTTCGGGGGCGCGGTAGGCGACCGGCGCGCAATCGGATAACGCCGGGCGGGCAAAGCAGACGTTTAGCTGCCGCCCGTCGGGGTGGGCGAGGGTCATTTCCAGCTCCGGCACGTCTGCCCAGGCGGAGAGGGTGGTGAGCGTCGCGCGGTCAAGCCATATCCACTCGCCCGCGAGCGTCACCGGACGCCCGGCGAGCATCGTGCCCTGCTGGATGATGGCGCTGCCGCCGAGGCTGTATTGCACGGACGACTGCGCCAGCGCTTGCCAGTCAAACTCGTCACGCCAGCGCATATCGGCCGGCAGTTCGAGGGTGGCGTTGTTGTCTTTGCGGGTGAGTGTCCAAGGTGTCATCGCGGGCTCCGTTTGGCGGCGTTAATGAGTTGGTTGGCAAATTCCTGTGCGCCCTCCCTTTTGAGCAGGTCTCTGGCGCGGTCGTCAAAGGCGCTAACCACCTGCTGCGGGCTGATGTCGCCTGCGCCGTGACTGGTGGCGCTGCTGGCCGTCGTGCTGCGCGGCGTGGCGTTACCGCGGCTGCGCGATTCCTGCGCGCGCGCTGCCGCCTCGGCTTTCTTGTCTGCCGCCTGCCGCGCCTTCTCGGCGCCGATTTGCCGCTGGAGTTCGAGGGCGCGCTCGTACTGGGCGATTTCTTCGGCGTTGCCACGGATTCGCGCCTCTTGCAGCTTGCCCTCCAGCTCGCGCAGCTTGCGCTGCTGCTCCAGCTTCGCGGTTTTGCTGTCGTCGCCCTTGAGCTGCGCCAGTTCGGCATCAAGATCGGCGGCGGTGTCTTTGGCCTGCTGTTGCAGGTCTTCGAGTTTTTTGCGCGCCGCGTCAATGCTGGCGTTGAGGTTGCGCAAGGTGGCGCTGTCCAGCGCGGCGATGTTGGAGGTAGCGGCGTGCGTTGCCTCCGCGATGTCGTGCATGGAGACGGTGCCGTCACTGGTTTTTTGGTTGAGGCGCTCGGTGGCGGCTTCCGCGCGCTGCACGTCGGCGACATACTGCTGCCCCACCTGCGACATTGCCTCCACTTTGCGCAGGTAGTCGTCGGCGTCCATATGCCCCATGCTCGTCACCATGCGATTGATAGCATCATCGACGAGCCCGACCGCCTCGGCATTGAGCTTGCTGGCGTCGTAGATGGTCATCATCGCCTTTTTCTTTTTCTCGGTGGCTTCGGCGCTTTTTTCTGCCCCGGCGGATTCGGCCTCGGACGCGTCTTTGTGCGCCACAGCGTTATCACGCACCGCCTGTGTTTCGGCTTCTTTCGCTTCTTTGACTTTGCCGGAGGCGTCGGCGAGCGCCTGCGTCGCCTGCCCATGCTGCTCCAAGGCGCTACGCATCGCATTTGCCGCCTCCGCCCCGCCCTGCATCCCGGCGCGCAGGATTTGCATTTGCTCGGCGGTGAGCTGGGCGTGGGTTCCGCTCTGCTGCATGGCGTCGTGCAGCGCCTTGAAGTCGGCGGCGGTGCTGAGTTTGGACAGGCTCGCCGTAAAGGCGGTCTGTACCGCCTGCGCTGTCAGTTCGCCGCTCGCCTTCAGGCTCGCCATGCCGGTCTGCCAGTTCGTGAGCATTTCGGAAACACCGTTGCTGACGCCACGGGCGAGGTCGGCGCTGCTGATATTGAGCGCGGCGAGGGCTTTGGCGGCGGCATCGCCGGTGTCCTTGTAGGCGTCGGCGATTTTTTTGATGGCGTCCGCTTTCGCCTGGTCGCCGCCGACGCTTTGCCGCAAGGCCGCTTCTGCTGCTTTCACTTCCTGCGCGCTGCTGTTGGCCGCACCGCTCATCGCCGCCCACGCCCGCGCCAGTTTGTCGGTATCGTCGCCCGCGTCTTTGGCGACCACGGCAAAGGCCTCTATCGCCTTGCCTGCCTTGTCGCTGATGCCGCTGGCGTATTCTTGCGCTGAGAGATTGAGTGTTTTTAACGCGGCATTGAGTCCGGTTCCTACTCCGGCAACACCTTGCGCGATAGTCTGGTTCATCGTCAGAGCTTCGTCTTCAGTCAGCTTCGCGGTTTTGCGCCACTCTTGATAGATTTGCTGTACTGCCGCCACACCCTCGCTGGTATCGATTTTCGCAAAGGCGTTTTGCAACAGTCCCTGCATTTCTGTGGCAGATACTTGTGTCTGTGTGGTGATTTTTTTCAGCGCGTCGGTAACCTCTTTTTCGCCGTCACTCATCTGCCGATAGGCGGCAGGCACGTCGGCACCCAGTGCCTTGTAGGCATCGGCCAAAGCCGCTACTTCGTCGCGCGTGCGCTTGACCGCGGATTGAGTACCATCAGCGGCCTGTGTGGTAATAATGCCCAATTCTTGTGCTTGCTTGGCGACACCGGCCAACAGCGACGCCTCCTCCTCGTGCGTGATTTTGAATTGGTCGCGCAGCTGATGGATGTACGTTTCCGCTTCGCTAAAGGCGGCGGGAGAGGTCAGGGTTTTTAGCGATTCACCGACCGCATCAACTTGCTCACGGGTGAGTCGTGCCGCCCCTTGGCTGAGTTTGGCAAGACTGTCCAGTGTGGTACGGGCGGCGGCACCAATCTGGTTGGCTGCATCCTGTGCCGCCTTATTCTGCTTGTTGAGTTCTTCTATCGCTTTGTCGGATTCGATTTCAGCACGGCGTTTGGCGATGGCGTCTTTTAGTTCGCGCTCGCGCGCCGTCTGCCGCTCCAGCTCGGCGGTAACTTTGGCAAGTTTTTCGCTCTGACTATCAACAAGCGGCAACACGTCTTTGACGGATTCGCCCAGATCGCCCCATGCCCCTTTGCCTTGTTGCTGGATTTGCAGCAGGGCATCGCGGCTTTTGTCGGCAGCAGCAGCGACAGCCTGCAATCCCTGCTCAGCCGCCTCAATGTTGAGCGGGATACCTTGCCGAGCCTGTGCTTGCAGGTCTTGGTATTGCTGGTTGGCGTCCTTGACTGCCTGCTCCATATTGCGCAGGCTGGTAGTTGCGGCATCGGCTTTGCCGCTCATCAGCGCAAAGGCGGCGGCGCCGGCGGTGATGACTGTGGCCAGCGGGTTGGCGCGCACCAATGCAGCAAGCGCTCCGACGGCACCGCGCAGCGCGGCTGTGGAGGCAGCGGTTGCAATCGCCTGTGCCCGCATCGCCACATTCATGCCGGCGGATGCAGCAGAGGCGGCGGCCAGCTGTGCACGGTAAGCGGAGAGCGCGGCAGTCGCACGGCTGTAACCGGCGGTGAGCGCACCGGTTGCTGTTGCCCCCTCAACGCCCAGCACACGCATGGCACCGCCAAAAGCAATCGATGCCGCCTTGGCGGAAGCGAGCAACGTGACAAAGCGAGTGATTTCCGGGTGGGTCTGTGCAAATTGCAACACCGCCTCGGCCATACCAGTAAATCCCTGTGCCGAAGTAGCAACCACCGGCAGCAGTTGTGTGCCAATCTCCTTGACGAGGTTGCCGATGGCGATTTGTGCCTGCTCCAGTTTTTTTGCGGTAGTGTCCATCTGCGCGGCAAATTCGTTTTGCATCGCGCCTGCCGTCCGGGTCTTGTCGCCGACAAGGCCGAGCTGGCGGTCGTACTCGGCAAGCGAGCCCACCATCAGCGAGATGTCGTCGGCGTACTCCTGCCCGAACAGTTTGGTCAGGGTAATGGCGCGCTGTTGATTGTCGAGTTTTTCGAGGCTTCCCAAAAACTCGCGCAAGGCCGCCTGCGGGTTGTCGCGAATACTCTGTGCAAGGCGGTTGGCAGACAACCCCAAATCATCCAGCCCTTCGCCAAAGGATTTGACGCCCTGCCCACCGGTTTGCAAACGGTTGAGTAACGCATTAATGGCAGTCGAGGCGGTTTCCGGGCTTTTACCGAGAGCGATAAAGGAGGCTGCGAGAGCAGCGGTCTGTTCGGTAGCAAGGCCAAACTGTTTAGCGCTACCGCCGATGCGGGTCAGCGCTTCAACGATTTCTCCTTCACGCGCTGCGGTATTGTTGCCGAGGACGTTGATGGCATCGCCCAGCTCGCGCACCGAAGCCAGCGGAATCTGGAATACGTTGGCAATTTTTGCGGCGGCATCCCCGGCAGCATCAGCACTCATGTCAAACGCGACCGCCATTTGTCCGGCAAGGCGCGTAAATTCTGGCAGGTCCTCAAAGGCGACGCCGAGGCGACCACCGGCAGCTGTGATTTCAGCGACGGCTTCCGGCACCATGCCGAGTTCAATCGCCAGCTCCTTGACCTGCGAGGAGAGCTGCGCCATTGCTTCCGGCGTGGCATCCACCGCTTTTTTGACTGCGGCCATCGCCGCCTCAAACTGCACCGCCTCGTGCACCACGCCTGCCAAACCACCCCCAGCGGCGACAATGTCTTTCAGACCAGCTGCCATCTCGCCGAGCCGTCCGGCGCTGTCTTGCGCCGTCTTTCCGACTTCTCCTAGCTCACCACGCAGTTCTGCGACTCGCTCGCCATGCAGTGCTGTCGCACGTGCCAGTTCTTCTTCGGTAAGCGTACCGCTCTCGCGCAGCTGCTCCAGTGCGTGGTCAAGTTGCGCAATTTCTTGGCGCGCCCGGTCGTCGGCGTCGAGGCCGATAGTAACCCGCGCGCCTTCCAACGCCGAGAGTTCATGGCTGACGCTGCCGAGCTGGCGCTCCAAGTCGGCGAGCTGGGCACGGTGCAGTTCGGCTGCACGTGCCAGTTCTTCCTGCGTGATGTCCCCCTGCTCTTGCAGAGTTTTGTAGGCGGCAACAACTTCTTCAATGCGTTTTTTTACGGCCTCGTCATTGGCAAGGCCGAGAGTGATTTTGGCGCGACTGATAGCATCCAGCTCATCTTTGGCGTCATGCACCCGCTGCCCCAAGATGCCCATATCCTTGGCGCCCTGATTGGCAGCTTCGGCGAGGTCGCGTAGACGGCTGGCCTGTTGGGTACTGTCGAGGTTGCTCCATTCACGTCGCAGCTGCTCGGTGGCGTCACGCAGTTGCCCGGTTTCGCCGCCTGCATCTTCAATACGCTCAATGAGACGTTCAAGGTGCGGCAATCCCTCGACGCCCGCGCTAATCAGTAATTCGGCAGATAATCTGGACACAATAAAACCCCGTATTAAACGGGGTTATTGTCTGGTTTAGCCGGTTTTGCAGTTAGTTGTGTCCCTTCATCTGGGCGTTGTCATGCGCGAATGAGGCACAAATCAGTTTGTCACCCATTTTTCGCATCATTTGATACGCAAATATAAAAGTGCCCGCCCCCGCCGGAAGGATCAGAACGGCCGTGGGGGGCTGCCGTGGGCGG